ACCGCCAGTTCAGGACGCAAAAGCGCCACTCCCCAGAGAACATCAAATTCCCAGACGGTCTGCTTGTATTGGCGACTGACCTCAAGACGAAGCGACAGGCCCGTTTGCGGGTCGGTAACGCTCATGATATGGCCGCTTGCACCTGTCTCAAGGCCGCCATTTGTCAATGGCCGCATGGCAAGGGCAACGGCATCACGATGCATAACCAGCCCGACACGGAAATTGTTTTTGAAGGTGATTTTCGACCCTGATGACAGAGTTTCCGCCAATGGAACGTTGATGCTGATCCGGCTTTGACTGCTCCGACCCTGAACCGCCGTGACTTCGGTCACAACATAGAGCGGTGCATCCGTCGTTGTCTTCACCAGAACATCACCCGGTTGCAAGCTGGTGGCCGCAGCCTGAACAATCAGGCTTGTATCGCCCTTGGTGGCATTTGACTGCAACGTAACATCAGTCAGATCCGTATTGATGGCCGGCAAGAGGTCACTGGAATACCAATCGATCCCGAATTTGCGGCCAATTTCACCTTCCATCGGCACCGTGGTCGACCCGCTCTTTTCTGCGTCATAGAATTGCGGCAGGCCTAGTGCATTTGCCTCCATCTCATAATCGATTACGGCAAAGCGCCCGGCCTTCGGTGCTGCTGCCTTGTTCAGATGCTTGCGCGCCTCGATCGCGGCCCGGGCACCATGCCACACCCGGGCACCGCTTGATGGCTCGCTCTGAAATGGTGTCTGACCCGGACTGCCAATTGCGGCGGTGACACGAGAATGCAAATCCAGCACCGATTGATTGACCGCATTGGCAAGGGCATTGATCGCCTCGGCCATCTGCAAGGGCACAAAACTGGATTGCGCCTCAATTTGCAGCATTTCGCGGTCAGTGAGATGAAAGGCTGCCCGCTTCCAGTTGTTTAACGGCACGGCGACCGAATGTGCGCTGGTGTCGGGCGGGGCCACCATTTGATGCGATGGCACGACATCGCTCGCTTCAACCGGCTGGCTGATCGGCACCTTGATGCTGTCGCCGCGTTGTGCGGCCTCGGCCGAAAGACTGCTGTTCACCAGACGCGGCAGAATGGCCGTCTCACGAAACTGCAAGATGCCTCGGCTGACAATCATTGGCATCAATTGTTCGAGTTGGTTGGACATGAAAATGACCTCCTTGTTGCTGGGGTGTGATGGGACAACGGGCCCGCATCGCAATAGATTTGAATGGCCTAGCCGACGAGCCGCATCAGGCCGCTTGCGAGTGCCTCAAGATTGCCGTTGATTGCGGTGGGGTCATTGGCATTGATCGTCGTGGTTTCGCTCTCCCCACCCCCGGCACCGGTGCCAATCCCACCAACGCCGGCGTTGCTGTTGGCGTCCTTGTCATCTACCGATTGTGTGACGGCCGCCGGTTGCACTGGCACTGGCACCTTTTCCGGAGATGCTTGTGCGGGTGCCGGTGTTGCCGATGGTGCGTCTGGACTGTCGCTATCATCGCCAGTCTGTTGCGGTTCTGTGGTCAATGTATCTCTCCTGTCATAGTGTGTATGTCTGTCTCTCAGGGATCAGGGGGTCATCGGCATCTCGCTGCCAGTGCTTGCCGCGCCAAGAATGCCGCGACGCTCAATCTCACCAAGAAACGCGGCTTGACTGATTTCCCCTGCCAGCCTTGCGCGAAGCAACAAATCTGCCTCTGCAGCGGCTCCGTCACGGATCGGTGATTGCTGGTTCATCACCAGTGATCCCGCGCTGCCATCCGGCAAATCCATCATATTGGCCATGATTTCCAGCGCGCCGCCCATGCCATCGCGAAGCACTTGAACAATCGCAGACAAGGTTGCATGGGTTTGCGCCGCATCGATCGCCCGCGCCGTAGCGGTGACGTCTCCTGGCTGGTGGCGCAGCATATCAAGTCCAAGAACAGCCATTCTGTCCTCAAGGTCGACAAGATCCTGCCGCCCGGCCGCAATTGCTGCACCGGAATGTTCAACAAACCGCAAATCAGCTGCCGGATCGTCCGCCGAAACCAGTCGATTCGGCCCGATTTCCATCTGTCCGTCCGCCACCTGCAGGGCACGGGCAAACAAAATTGGCACACGCGCGACATGCAGAATATGTCGTTGGTCACTCGATGATTGCCAGTGCGCGAGATTAAGCCAGGCAAGATCAATCAACGGTGGCCGCGCCTTCATAAAGCCTGTCGGTGCGGTATTCATCGTGACCAGCGGCAAGGCGCCAAAATCATGTCGGCCTTCCGCAACAACACGCCATCCACCGCCAACAGCCGCACCGGCAACAAAATTCACCGGCTGCCACAAATCCCAGCCTGTGCGGTCAATTCGGCGAATACTTGGCACCTGTTCCTCACCAAATCTGCCAACCGGGCGCGTTTGCAGTTCCCGAATTCGAATTTCACTGAGGCCATCGGCATCGCGCCGCGCCCCGATCAACTGCGCCGCACGCACCACGACAAAATAGGGTCGGCCACCACGAGTGGGACGGTCGACCAGAATATGAGCAAGCCCGTCGGTCAATAATGCCTGTAGCAAATGCCCGGCAAGCGCACCGATGGTTGTGCCCTGACGGTCAATATCAGTCGCCAGACGTGCCATCTCATCGGCGCAGTCGACAAGCGTCACTGGCCGCTGGAACGGCCGTCCGGCAAGCGTTTGCACCGTGCGTGCAAATCCGTTGAAAAGCACCGTCCGGTTGAGACGTGCCCGCCATGCGGTCCAGCTCTCAGCCGCCTCACGCGGCAACCACCTTTGGCCGGCGCGCCGCATGGCGGTTGTTCCGCCCATAAGATCGGCGATGAGATCCAATTCTGCCGCCATGGCACGATTGGCCACACCGGGGACCGCGATTGACTCACTCATGCTCACCTCAAATTCCTCATTTGTCCTGAAATCCACACACAGTATGTGGGCCTGTCCGGGTTTGTGGGCACAAAGCCCGGTGGCAGTCGCGTTGCCGAGAGCAGTCAAAGCTGCAATTCGCTGATTTCTGTCTCCAGACCTGTCAAAAGCGCGTTGACTCCCCAGACCAATGCATCCAGCCGGTCTGGTGATGGTCTTTGCCGGACGCCGGTAACACAGCTGCACATCTGGTCTTCCAACCGGTCGAATGAACCGGCGTGAAATACCTGTTGACGCGCATAGGCGGCGGCCACTGGTTCGGCCCGAATTGATTTTGCCCGCATCGCCCGCACTTCTCGCAGCGGTAGGGGCGTCCCTGCCTGCGCAAGCAATGTACGGATCAGATTTCCACCTTGATTGACCTCGGCGATAACCGCCTCTGCCCGCCATCTGGTAAAAGATTGTCTCACCGCCGCCGCCCATATGGCGGGAGCGCCGTCACAACTTGCGTCCTCAAGCACCCAAATCTGTCCGTCCCGGCATTTTCCAACAACGATAATGCCGGTTTCACCCGGGCCACCAAGCGCCGGATCAACCCCGATAAGCACCCGTAGCAAATCATGACGGTCCGGTGGTGGTCGGCGGCAGGTCGCAATCAGCGCCCGTGACCAGAGCGCACCGGGAACCTCATCAAGCAGAATGCCATCAAGTTCCTGACGTGCGATGGCCTGACCACCAAAACGTGCACGCATCGCGGCAACAAAATCAGGCGCAAGATTGGCCTGATTTTCCACCGTGCTGCCTTGTACAAGTGCCGTATCCGGCGCCTTCGCCAGAGCTGCAAGCCATGATTTCGGGCGCGGCGTTGTGGTGGCAAGACAACGTGGCCTTTCACCAACACGCAACGCCAGCATCAAATTATCCCAGGCCGCGGCATAGGGCCATTTGCCAATTTCATCAGCCCATGCAAATGAAAATTCCGGGCCACGCAATTGCTCAGGATCACTCGCTGAAAAACAGCTTGCAACAACACCATTTGACCAGATCAAGCGGCGCTGACTTCGGTACCATTGTGGGCGCCGTGTCGATGGGCTTACCGCAAGAATGCCCGACGGCCCCTCAACCATGACATGCCTGACATCATCAAACGTATCACCGACAAGCGCAATATGACCCCGATGACGGCTATGAGTTGCCAGCCAACGGACCCATTCTGCCCCGGCCCTTGTCTTGCCGAAACCGCGCCCTGCCATCAACAGCCAGACCCGCCATTCACCGGTTGGCGGCAATTGCTTGGCGCGCGCCCACAAGGGCCAATCATATAAAAGATAGCGTGTTTCAGCCGGCTTCAGCGTGTGCAGAAATGCGGCTCTCTCACTCGCCGCGAGACCCTGCAGAAAGGCGCGCAATTTTGCGCTCGATTTCAGCTCTGATTCGATCCTCGTCGTCTCCATCCGCCACAATCCTGTTGCGGACATGCGGATCAAATTGTGCTGGTCGTCTGGCTTTCAACAGGAACATCAACAAGCTGTCAGAATATCGCCGAATGCTACCGATGACATTGCCCTGAAAAAACTTGTCCTCAACGGTTCCGTCAACGGCTCGCCGCAGGGCTTCAAGCTCAAGTAAATCTGCCGCCTCCTCAAGCGCATCCTCCCATGCTTGTGCAAATTCCGCATCGCTCCGTCGCAAAGCATAGACGACTGATCGGGCCTTTCCGGCACTGCGTGCGGCAAAGCTCACATTGCCACTGGTTCGCAATCTTTTCAGAAATATGGTTTGCCAGCGTCGCCCGTCAGCATCCTGTTTTGGCATAGATCACCCCGCCCGACTGCGCCGGTGCGATTTTGATTTTCGGGATAAGCGGCAATCAATGGGAAAAGATACCCGAACCAATAGACGTGATGCCCTTTTGCCTGCAGCGTACAATAGGATTTATCCTATTTTGTAGCAAATGTCAAGCTATAAATCCCGACTTCGGCGACTTTTGCCCGCACCTTTCGCCTTGTCATGCCGGCAAAGCACAGCCAACGCCAATTTGTGATCACGATGAAGGCTTGTCCGACTCCGGCCAAACCGGCTTACAAGTTTTGCCCAGGATATGTTACTGGCCCGCGCCCACACAAGCTGGCGTTGCACGGGCGTCAAATGCCAGAACAGATCAAGCAATCTGTTCAAATCATCAATCGCTGCGGGGCTTGGAGTGAACTGATGCCTTCTTTTATTATTATAATCTAATAACATTGATTTCTGGATAAATTCAGGCCACGCGCTTCGTGTCTTTGCTGGTATCGTTTGGCTGTCATACGGCAGGGCATGAAGGGTTCGCGACGCGATCACAAGGCGTGCCGCCATCAAATCAATAGCCCGAAGCTCCTTTGAGCCTTCTCGCGCAATAATACGGGCAGAAAGAGCAGGCTCACCGCACGCCGGATCAGGCGTTTCCGGGCAATTCTTCGGGGGGTTTTGGGATTTTGGCTTCTCATTTTGGGCCGTCATAGGCGCATCCTCTTTTGCTCTTGTCAATATGTAGGATATTTCCTATCATCTGATTGCACAGGATGTCCATAACCCAAAAGGTCAATATTGCTTTTTGATCTTGAGCAGGCGGAAAAGCTGAAATGGTATGATGATGAAGGCACGCAGATGAGAGACAAGCAGGACACCATGCCGGATAGTGGTAAAGGCGGGCTTGATCCCGTGCGAGAGGCGGTTCAACAGGCACTGGCCTCACGGGGGCTCAGCATGAAGCAGGCGTCGCGCGCGCTTGGCCGCAATGATGCCTATCTTCATCAATTTCTTTATCGTCGTTCGCCGCGACGCTTGCCTGAAGAACTGCGCCATGCGCTTGCCGCATTGCTGGAATGCGATCAGGCACTGTTTCTTGAACAGGGCGTTCCCAAACCACGTTCCCCATCCGCTCTCTTATCGGGCCATCCTGATCCGCGCGCTCAGATCGCCTTTGTCGATATAACCGCCAGCGCCGGTGGGGGCGCGATGAATGAGCCCGGTGCCGCGGATTTGACCCAGAACCTTGCCATCCCAACCGCGATGCTTCGTAAGATCACCACCAGCCCAAGCAGCGAATTGCGCATCATTACAATAAGCGGTGATTCGATGGCTCCGGTTTTGGAACATGGGGACATTGTGATGGTTGACTGCGCGCAGACACGACCGTCACCACCGGGAATTTTCATTGTCGATGATGGTATCGGGCTTGTCGCAAAACGTGTTGATTTGATCCCCAACACCACGCCGCAAATGCTGCGCCTGACATCTGAGAACAACCTCTATACAAATTATCAGCGGCGAATTGATGAGGTGCAGATCATCGGCCGTGTGGTATGGTTTGCCCGATCCCTATAGAAACATTGCCAAAAACCATATTAAAAGCACCCCAATCTGCTTCATAGGTCCGGACATCATGCGACGACATCACCGTAAAGCCGGTCAATTACCCAAAAACGCTGTCCCGATTGAGGTCGTGATCGATCATGTCGGCGGCCGTGGCGATGGTGTTGGAACGGCGACCTATACGCATAATTATGAAACCAAAGAGCATCTTGTCTTCATACCAGCAACCTTGCCGACAGAACGGGTGATTGCACAGCCGATAAGTTTATCCGGCCAAGGCATGAAAGCGCGCATCATTGAGCTGCTTGAGGAGTCCCCTGACAGGCAAGCGCCGGCCTGTGATGCCTTTCCGGCTTGTGGCGGATGCAGCTTTCAACATTGGCACCCGGATAAAGTCGGCAAGTGGAAACAACAGCAGGTTGAACATTTTCTGTTCAGAGCAGGTATAAGCCCGGGCCAATACCGGCCATTGCACGCCTCGCCAATGAACAGCCGGCGTCGCGCCACCTTCCATCTGAAGCGGCTCTCTGGCGGTGTTGCCGCGGGCTTCCATGAACGTCAGGGACAGCGCATCATTGACCCTGTCGGCTGCAGCATCCTGCATCCGGACTTGGTCACATTGCTTGATCAGCTACGGGCGCTTGCCACGGACATTTTGCCGACAGGCGCGATGATAGATGCCAGAGTCAATCTTCTCGATCAGGGCCCCTGTGTGCAACTCGCCATGGCCGAGACAGGCAAATCGACACATAGCCTCGACAAATCGCCGGACATTATGACCGCCCTTGGCAGCTGGGCGGTGGCAACCGGGCTTGCCAGATTATCTTTATTACCGTCTGAAAATCGCGCCACCGCAATTCCGCTGTTTTGTCCTGCGCCGCCAACCCTGAAATTCGGCGATATTAACATTTCACCTCCGCCGGGCGCATTCCTGCAGGCAAGCACAGATGGCGAAGCCTGCCTGCAAGGTGCCGTTGCCGAAATTGTCGGCACCGCCAAATCGGCGGTTGATCTCTTTGCCGGATGCGGCACGCTAAGCCTGCCGCTTGTTCGCACATTGTCGAGCCTTCATGCCGTTGAACAGGATCAGGGCGCCCTTGCCAGCCTTAAGGCTGGCGTCGATTCTGCCGGTCTGGGCGCACACGTGACAACTCGCTGTTCTGACCTTGCCAACGCACCATTGACAGTTGAAGATCTGGCAAATTTTGACGTTGCGATTATTGACCCGCCGCGGAACGGCGCCGACGCACAGACGATGATGCTTGCCAAAAGCGGGGTTCAACGGATCGCGATGGTCTCCTGCAATCCGGCGACCTTTGCGCGTGATGCTGCCACATTATGTGACGGAGGCTTTGTCTGTGATTGGGTGCAGGTGATTGATCAATTCAGAATGACCAACCATATAGAGATTGTG